TTCTGCTATCAATCACGATTTAGGTAAGTTTGGTAATCTAGAACAAACATCTGTTTTCGATAACGATAATGAGTGGGAGATTAAAAATAGAGGTGAATTATATAAGTTTAATACTAATATTACTTATATGTCTGTTCCAGATAGAAGTTTACATATCTTATTTTCACTTGGTATTCCAATGAGTGAAAACGAATATATTGCTATTAAAACACATGATGGTATGTATGATGAAGCAAATAAATCATATTTATTATCTTATATGCCTGAAACTAAACCACGTTCGTCTTTACTTTACGTTTTACATCATGCTGATATGATGTCTGCTCGTATTGAGTATGAACGTGAGTGGTTACCTAAACTAGTAAAGGGCAATACAAGTAAACCTCCTAAAAAAGAATTTGTCTTAAATAAATCAGGACAATCAGCCCAAAAACAAAAAGCACTTAAAACAATGGGCAACGATAATCTAGCTAACATTTTAAAAAATATATAATATGAATTGGGGAATAGTAGCTATTATACTTTGGATAGCAACAATTATAGGTTATTTTGTTCGTAACCTAATGGTTCAAAATGAGAAATTAACTCGTTTAATAGAAGAAAGAGATATTTACATTAATAATCTTGATGCTGTAGTTGAAGATATTAATAAGCGTCTTCAAGAAATTGATAATAGAGGCACATTTGCTAGTGATGATGAAGTAGGTTTTTTCTTTAATAGCCTAAAGCAAATGTCTGAAACACTAAACGTGTATAAAATAAGAAAATAACAAATGGTAAAAAATACAATTGATGAATTGTTAAAGGACGATAATGTGTCCCTTACAAAACGAGGTACTATACGTAAACGTAAACCAAAAGAATCAAATATTTATTTTACTTCAGATACTGAAGAAGCAATTTTAGAGTACTTACGAGCTAAAAGTCCAGCTAAACGCAATAAAATATTTAATGAACGTATTAACTATGCTTTCCATAAATTAGCGGAAAACATTATTCATACATTTAAATTCTATTATACTGAAGTAAATACAATTGATGAACTTAAGCATGAGGTAGTAGCGTTTTTACTTGAAAAATTACACTTATATAAGCAAGAAAAAGGTAAAGCATATTCGTATTTCGGTACAATTGCTAAACGTTATTTAATCTTATATAATAATGCTAATTATAAAAAATTAAAAGAAAAAGCTGAAGTAAATGCTGTAGATGAAGATAAATCTACTTTTATTAGTTTAATAAATGAAGAAAATAATAATATATCTATTAATAATTTTATTGATGCATTTATTATTCATGTTGATAAAAATTTATCTAAATATTTTCCCAAAGATGATGATATTAAAACAGCAGATGCCATATTGGAATTATTCAGGAGACGTGAAAATTTAGATATATTTAATAAAAAAGGCATATACATTTACATAAGGGAGATAACAAATCAATCAACTCCTCAAATTACTAAGATAATTAAAAAATTAAAAACAATATATAAAAGCTTACTTTCGCAATATCTTGAGCACGATAGAATACTTGATGCTTAAAAGTTTCATAAGATAATATTTATTATCAAAACATGTATGGATTTTAACCAAGTAACATTATTCGGGAATAAAACGTTCGCCGATTTACTTAAAGAAATTTATAATAATTCTAAAGATAAAGAAAAGCAAATTTCCGCTTTAATTCAGGGTTTAAAACCATTAATCGAATCCCCAGGTGATGCCACTCTTATTGTTCCATTAATTAAAGAATACATGGAAATAGCTGTTAAAAACGATGAGGCATTGATTAAAATGGCTGGTATCGTTCAACGCGCTATGATGAATGCAAGTGCAAATGAGGATTTACTTTTAAGTGACGCCGATAAGGAAATGTTATTTAAAAGTTTAGATGAATTGGGTACAAATGTTAAACAAACTGAAATAAAAGAAGCAGATGTCATTAACTCCTAATTTTGGTGGAGATATAGCTGGTTTAGGTCAGTCAAGTAAACGCGGCGGGAAAGCCCAAATATTTCCCGCTAGGGTTAAGGATATTGTATTACAACCTAGTACAGATCCTAATTCATTATTTTATCAAAATAGAGGATATCCTGCTATTGGTTTTATATCATTTCACCCTTTATATTCTGTTGTTGATTCAAATAATAAGGCTAATTTAGTAGCTGCACCAATGGATGTAAACATTAGGCGTTTGCCTTTAATTAATGAAATTGTATTAATAATACAATCAGCAGATATATTAAACGATAATCCTCAAGCGCAAAAATATTATTATTTAAATAATGTTAATGTTTGGAATAGTATACATCATAATGGTTTTCCCGATTTACAAAATTTAAATACTACACAAAAACCAGAAGAACTACTTGGATATATAAGTACTGAAAATGGGTTAGTAAAAAAACAAGATGATTCACCTAAAGATTTATATTTAGGAAATACATTTGTTGAAGATCCACAAATTAGAAACTTATATCCTGTTGAAGGTGATACAATGATTGAAGGTCGTTTTGGTAATTCAATTCGTTTTTCTCACACATCAATTTCTCCATCTCAATCAGTAGTAAGCCCCTGGAGTAAATCAGGACGTAATACAAGTCCTATTACTATTATTCGTAATGGCCAAACAAAACCTGCTTCATCTATAAGATGGACTCCTGTATTTGAAGACATTGATGGTGATGCATCATCAATTTATCTTACTAATGGGCAGGAAATTAATATGACTCTTGCTTCTAAAAACTTAGCATCATATAATATGGTTGTAACTTCAACACCTACAGTAGTTCAGATCCCTAATGTTGTATCACAACCTCAAAACCAATCCTTAAATCAATCAGAAGAGGAAGAATTAAAATTAGCTACTTCTCAATCATTAATAGAAGCTCCCGCTGTATTAACTAGACCAGTAACAGCTTCTATAGCAATAACTGCTTCTCAAGCTCCTAATAATTCAACAACTCAAAATCCTTCACCAACTTCATCAGTAAATCCCTCACCAGAAAAAACACCTACATCAGGTCCTGGTTCTTCTAAATATGAACCTATCCCTGAATCTAAATTAGGACCATTAACATGGGCAGGTGAAGAAGTTCAAGTATTAAATTATCAAGAAAATTATTCTCAATTAGAAGAAGATGAGTCTCAATATTGGGATATGAATCCACCATCTATTAATATTCCTAAGGCATTAGAAAAATTTATACTAGATATACCCCCATCTGGACCTGCTGGAAGTTCATACACACCAGGAGCTACTGTTGCAGAAGCTAATTTAACTCCTGCCCAAATTGAACAAGCTAAAGCAATAGCTTTAAAAACTGGTTTAGATATAGTTCCTGGAAGTTATACTAATAATGCTGGTAAGGTAATATCATTAGTTGTAGTAGGTAGTCAAGTAATAGAAATCGAAGCAGCTAAAGCATTTATAGTAATGGCTGCTGCTGCTAAAGCCTCCGGTGTTAATATTAGAATTAGTAGTGGATATAGACCTCCAATTACACCTGTAAGTTGTAAATCTAGTAAAGGTGTAGATCTTAAATTTACAGCTCAATATCAATTGAGAACAGTTGATAGATGGACAGGTAAATGTGGAGCATATAACGATAATCAAAGGATGAATGCTGGCGCTAGTTGTTTCCATCCAGCAACTGCTGCTCCTCGTAAATCTAAACATGGAGATGGAATTGCTATAGATATCAACACTGGAGGATTCTCATCTAAATCACCATCTACAAGTGCTTTAACTAATGTATTTGTATGGATGGCTTTAAATGGTTGGAAATATGGATTTGTTAGAACAGTGTCAACAGAAACATGGCATTGGGAATATCATCCACAATTAGCAAAACAAGGACCATACGTTAAATTAGGAGGAAAACCAGATAATAACTTTAAAAGAACTATGACTCTTGCTGGTTTAACATATGATTTAGGAAATATTAAAGTAGTATAAAATGGCATACACTCCAGAATTTCCATATAAAGGTGATCAAGCAATTATAACATCAGGGCGAGTATTATTAAATGCTAAGGATGATTCTGTGTTTATATTTGCTAAAAAATCAATAGGTTTTTCTTCAGCTGGTACTATTAATTTTGATAGTGATGATGCATGTATTATTAATTCACCTAAAATTTATTTAGGATTAAATGCAACTGAACCACTAGTTAGAGGGGGAAGATTAGCTGATTATTTAGGAGATTTAAATGATTCTTTAGTTCTATTAGCTAAGGCTTTATCGAAAGTAAAAGGTGTACCTAGTGGTACTCCCTTTGCTGCATTAAACGTTGCAGGAACTGATTTATTAAAAACAATTGAATTACTATCTACTCAAGTAGATGGTTTACTTTCAAAAAATAATTTTACTCTGTAAATGGCTGACCCAATTATAAATAGTAATCCTAATCCTAATCAGGCGCCAATTCAATCTACTCCACCTGCTGCACCCACTCCTTCTCCAGCGGCTGGTTCAACTACACCTGCGGCTGCAGTAAAACCTCTTTCTCAACAAGAGGAATTTGCATTACAAGATCAAGGAATTGCCACAGGTGACTTAGCAAAAACAAAAACACTAGACGAAGTAGTTATAGTTGCCCCTGCTTCAAAAAGCAGAAAAAAACTTAGAAAAAAAGAAAGGGACGTAATAAAAGAACTTAAAGGAGTAACTCCAATGGATTATCCTTATATTGATAGTGCTCCATTAGGTAAATTTTTACAAAATGCTTCGAACTACGCTATTCAAATAAGTAAAGACATAAAGAAAGTAATAGTTAAAGCATCAGACAAAGTTGAAACAATAAATGAAATTGATTTATGTAATTTAGTAAGTTATTTTCTTACACAAGCTTTACCCTCAGGATCTAATGTAGAGCAACAATTTCAAAAAGTAAAAGATCAATCTGCTAAATTATTACAAAAAATAGAAGACACAGAACAAAAAATTATTAATCAACCTTTTACTAGATCTTCTATAGCTTCTCCTGCTAATGCTTTAACAGGAAGTGTTACTTCATCAAGTGCAACTACTAATGTAAATAGTGGGGCACCTGCTCCAACTAACATAGCTGCTCAAAACGCAAATTATGGTGGCAGTGGAGCATTTAATACACCCCCTACCCCCGCTGTTCAATCTGTAACAGGAGGAAATAATGGAACATCTGCTACAATAGGCAGCACTTTAGATGCAATACGTTCAGTAAAGGGACTTATTGATGGTTTAAATATCCCCACTCCAGTATTAAGAGTAATTCCTGGGGGAGGTAAATTACTAAGTTCATTAAAAAGAATTAATGAACAAATCCCCACTAACATAAGTAATTTTCCTAATCAGGATTTACAAAAAATTACTCAATCATTTTCTGAGTTAAAAAATATATTATCTGGTATTTCAATTGCTGAAAATCCTGCTGATTTATTAGCAGTATTTCAAGCGAAAAATGCCATAACTAAATTACAGGATAAAATAAATCCTGTTAAACTTATTCCTGCATTAAACGAAATTGTAAAATCACTTGAAGTTTTAAGTAAAGTTTTAAATACAATTACAAGTTATTTAGGTAAAATAGCTACTGTTATAAGAACGTTAAACACAATTGTAAATGTATTTAAAATTTTAATTAAATATATTCGTCTATTGCCTCTACCCGCTCGTTTTTTAACTTCTGGAATTATATCTACTCTTAGTAATATAGCAGATAAATTAGACGAAAAAGTAAAAAAAATAGCTTCTACTTTATCTCAAGTATCTTATTTCTTATCTACATTTGTTTCTATAATATCAGGTATTAATAGAAAATTAGCTGTATTAGTTTTAGAGTTAAGAATTTTATTACAAAACCTCAAAAAATGTAAAAAAACAACTAATCTTCCTATAACTAAAAAATTAGAAGCAGCAACGTTAGTTTTAGAAAATAGTTTAGCTGCTTTAGAAGATGTTTTACCAAAAACTAATCCAAATAAAAAGATTATATATAAAGGATTTACTTTAGAAATTATTGAAGAACAAGTAACTGATGAAGGTATTTCTATAAATAGAAGATATGGTGTTGCTTTAAATGCAAGAGGAGTAGTAGTTGTTCAAACTAAATTAACATTTGCTACTAATCTTGATATAATAAGAAATGAATTACGCTATTTAATTGATGCAAATAATCTTAATGCTAATCCAGTTAATCAAAATACAACAAGTGAAGAAGATCAAATTCTTGCAGATCTTGATTTACCAAGTGAACAAGACCAAATAAATGATGCTGCTGAAGCTCAAGCACAAATTGATAATTTAATTAAACAGATTCCTGCTGAAGAAAATCTTAAAAAAGAACGTAGTAAAAAAGATAAACGTAAGTTTAGACGTTTGGTACGTGTAGTTAAAAGATACAGAGTAACAGAAATATTTGGTAAAAGATTTACTAAAGAAGAAATTAAAGCTAAAGTATTAAATAAAAATAGATTTGACCAATTTGACGAATCTGATTTCGAAGAAGCATGGAAAGCCAGCCAATCATCCATTAACATTGCGCTGAAATAACTTATGTAAATAAATTATGATTTTGTAAATATTTATATATATGAAAGTCGAAACATTTAGAAAATTAATAAGAGAAGAGGTAAAACGCGCGCTTCGTGAAGAATTACCATCTTTACTTACTGAAGTTATTGAACAACCTAAAGGGGTAGCTAAACCAGGTCGTGCTTTTAGTGGTTTATTTGAAGAAATGGATCATAAAATTAAACAACCTATGGTTGAATCTACAGGTAACCCAATGCTCGATTTAATTAATGAAACAAAAATGAGCATGGTTGCAGGTGGTGAAGAATGGAAATCAATAGGTAATTTTGATTCAAATAATATTAATAGTTATCGTGCTGAAATGATGTCCGCATTTGGTGGAGCTCCTGCCGTAGAATCAGTTGATCAAATGATGGCAACTGCTCGCCCTTCAGCTGATATTAATCAAGTTCAAATCAATGCCGTTCCTGATTTTAGTAAAATGATGGGCGCTTTAAAAGAAAAAGGTAAACTATAATGCCCGCTGTAAATTACATATTTCGTAATAACCTAGATGGTAATAAAAGACCAAGCACTGGAGTAGGTATTTCTTTACCTTTTGATGGTCCAACAGGTATTAATCAAACATTTACTACTCAAGAAGCTATAAAATCTAATTTACTTAATTATTTTTTAACTGATAATAGAGAAAGAGTATTTAATCCTAATTTTGGATCAGGCATAAGAGGTATGTTATTTGAACAAATCACTACTTCTTCTACTAGTGAATTAAAACAGATGGTTTCAAATGAAATTGCTATTTACTTTCCAAACATTATAGTTGAAAATTTAGAAATAACTCCTCTTTATGATAATAACACAATCCAAATATATTTTCGCTATTCAGTAGCATTGACTAACATAGAAGATGAAATTCAAGTAACATTCCAAAATGCCACATTAAATGCCAACATCTAAAAAAGTATCATATATAAATAAAGATTTTGATACGTTTAAACAACAACTTATTAATTTTGCTAAAACGTATTATCCACAGTCATACAATGATTTTACTGAGGCCTCACCTGGTATGATGTTTATTGAGCAAGCTTCTTATGTAGGAGATGTTTTATCATTTTATTCTGATAATCAAATTCAAGAAAATTTTGTTCAGTTTGCTAAACAAAGAAGAAGTTTATTAGCGGCTGCTTACAGAGGAGGTTATATTCCTAAGGTAACAGCTGCCTCTACTACTTTAGTAGATATATATCAAATTATTCCTTCACAAATTGTTTTTGGTCAATCTGTTCCTAATTGGGATTATGCTTTAATTATTGAACAAGGTGCTCAACTTTCATATATTAATGACCCTACTATAAAATTTTATATTGAAAATAAAATAGATTTTACACAATCCGGGTCATTTTCTCCTACTGAATTAACAGTACGTTCACTTAATAATATAAACCAACCAGACTTTTACTTATTAAAAAAACAAGCATTAGCAGTAGCTGGTACTATAAAAACTACTACTTTTACTTTTGGTGCTCCTGAAAAATTTCCAACTGTTACTATTAATGATAATCAAATTATAGAGATAATAGATATAGTAGATGAAGATGGAAACAAATATTATGAAGTACCTTATTTAGCTCAAGAAACTATATTTACTCCTGAAGAAAATACAATATTAAATGATCCTAATTTATATCAATATAGAGATCAAGTTCCATATTTATTAAAATTACAAAAAGTTTCAAGACGTTTTGTTAGTAGATTTTTATCTGATGATACCTTACAATTACAATTTGGAGCTGGAATTTCAAATGATGCTGATGAATATATTACTCCAAATTCGGAAAACGTAGGTATAGGTTTACCTTATGGAGTTGATAAAATGACTACAGCTTATGATCCATCTAACTTTATGTATACAAAGACATATGGTGTTGCTCCTTCTAATACAACATTAACAGTTACTTATTTAGCTGGAGGTGGGGTTACGTCAAATATTCCTTCAAACACATTAGGTTTAATTGCCTCAGGTAGTATTTCATTTTATGGAAGTAATTTAAATGCTGCTCTTTCTACTAATGTTCAACAATCATTAATATTTAATAATCCCAACGCGGCTACAGGAGGTGGTGATGGTGATACAAATGATGACTTAAGACTAAATACTCTTGCATCGTACCCTACTCAGTTACGTACTGTAACTAAAGATGACTATTTAATTAGAGCTTTATCTATGAATCCTAAGTATGGTGTTGTATCTAAGGCATATGTTACTCAAGAAAAAGCAGTTACACAAAATACATTTGCGGAAATAGAAAATAATCCTTTTGCCTTAAATTTGTACGTATTATCAAAAAATAATCAAAACAAACTCGAGCCACCTACATTAGCATTAAAACAAAATTTAAAAACATTTTTAGGTGAATATAGAATATTAACAGATGCTATTAATATTATTGATGCCTTTATTATAAACATTGGCATAGATTTTGATATCGTTGTTAGACCAAAATATAATAATAGAGATGTATTAAATAGATGTTTAACAACATTAAATGATTATTTTTCTATAGAAAATTGGCAAATAAATCAACCTATAATTCTTGCCACTATATATAGTTTACTTGATACAATAGAAGGTGTTCAAACTGTACAAAACGTTGATATTTACAATATTGTAGGAGAATCAACAGGATATTCTAAATATGCTTATGATATTAAAGCTGCTACAATTAATGGAATTGTTTATCCTTCATTAGATCCAAGCATTTTTGAAGTAAAATTCCCCGGAAATGATATTCAAGGTAGAGTAGTTAACTTCTAAAGAGTAACAAGTAAGTATATTTATATAGGATTAAGTATACTTATGGCAGTTTATAAAATATTCCCCGAAAAAGATGCATTCATTTGGAATGAACAACCTGTTCAAAATACGGGCCGCGATGAAATTCTTCAAATTTCAACGTATAATAATCCCGATACAGTTAATAATAATTTAAATACATTACCCTCAGCAACTAGAGCATTAGTTAAGTTTTCACTTTCTCAAATAAATCAAGTAATAACTTTAGTTAATGAAGATAATGCTTTTTCGCAACTAACTGCTTCTTTTCAATTATATTTAGCAAACGCTTCCAATTTACCTCAAAATTATACTTTAGTAGCTAACGCTATTTCTCAATCATGGGAAATGGGCACGGGACGACTAGCAGACAGGCCAAGAACAACAAACGGAGTTTCTTGGACTTATCGTTCTACTTCTGCTTCTTTTGTTGAATGGCAAACTTCAAGTTTTCAAGCTAATGTAACTTCTTCAGACAATGGTATACAAAGAGGAGGAGGTAATTGGTATATTGTACCCTCATCCTCTCAAACATTTAATTATACCTCAAATAAAGATACTAATTTTGATGTTACTCAAATGGTTAAATACTGGTATAGTCATAGTCAAGGATATTTAGCTGGTGAATCTTTTGGTAATGAAGGATTTATTATTAGATATACAGCAAGTCAAGAATTTAATACAGCGAGTATTCAACAATTAGATTTCTTTTCAATGGATACTCATACTATTTATCCTCCAACTTTAGAACTCAAATGGCCTGATTATACTTTTAATACTGGTTCTTCATCAATTGTGAATAATAACCAATTTATTACTACTATAGGTAATTTACAGGAAGAAATACCTGAAAATTCAATATATAGATTTAATGTATATTCAAGAGATCAATTTCCTACTCGTTCATTTCAAACTCAATCTGTATACTTAAATACTAAACTTTTACCAACAAATAGTTTTTGGTCATTAGTTGATTTAAATACAGAAGAAGTTATAATTGATTTTAGTAATTGTACAAGATTAAGCTCAACCCCAGAGTATAATTATTTTGATGTTTATATGAACGGATTAGAACCAGAAAGATATTATCAAATATTAATTAAAACTCAAATTGGTAAACAGGAAATAATTATTGATAATCCATCATATTATTTTAAAGTTGTAAGATAATGAGTCAAGAAGTTCAATTAACTAAAAAGGTATATGGAAGAGGTTTATATCCTCAAGTTGTAGATACTACTTTTAATCAATTAATTCCACCTGCTGCTCCACCCCCACAAGCACTTACAGTGCCCGAGTTTTTTGAAGCATATGATAATTTATTTTATGAAATTCCAATAGAAGGAGATATTAATTCTCACACTTATTTAGTAACTAGAAGTTCTGAATATATTGGGGCAACAGTTCAAAATAATGAAGTAAATGGGTTATTAGAAGAAATTAACTCATTAAGACAAGAACTTCTTGATGCAAATAAAACAATTTTAGATTTGACGATAAATAGGGCAGGTTAATGGAAAATATTAATGTTCAAAATATAAATTACATAGAGGTACCTGAAAACCAAGAATATACTCCTAAAGATCAGGGGGTATTAAATTCAATTTTTATAACTAAAAATTTTGGTTTAGATACTGATTGTATTGAAAACTTTATTTATTCTCCTTCTGGTGAATTACTTGCTTCAAATTATAATTTTACAAATTATAAAGTATATCTTACTTACGAAAGTTCAGATACATTTAACCAATTATATATATCTCCTGAAAATGATGTTAAAACAAATGGCATTAATCAGGGTACAGTTAATTCAATTTATTATTTTTACAGAAAATTATTTAATAGTTCTTCAAGTAAAAAATTTTTAATTAAAGATATTTCTTCTGATAGGACAGAATTACGTGTTATTTTACCATCAGTATCTGTAGATGATTTACAATTAGATTTTATTGGATGGTCAAATTTAGTTAACTCCAGAAATTATTATAGTGATTTTGTACTTAATTTTGGAAATAATATTACATTAATTGGCGTTAATCTAGCTTTTGAAGATAGTTTAGTTCCTACTTTATTGGTTAAATTATACGAACCTTTACCTTTTCAATTTAATAATAATGATACATTTTGGCTGGTAGAAGAAGTATCTGATCCTATTACTTATGAAGTTACAATTCAACAAGAATTTGTAAATGTAATAGAATCAACTCAATTAAGAGGTCCAAATATTACTATTGATATTGAAGATAAACCAAATTTATCAACTGAAAAATTTAGTTTAGATGAATTACGTTCTACAGAAGTAACATCTTCATTACAACAATTAGTATCTTTATTTGATGAAACAAGTGCTGACATTAATATTGAGTATGAAAATCCTGATGGTTCAACTGCTTTTGCAAATTTTGTTCATTTTTCTTCCGCAGCTGAACGTTTAACAAATTTTAAATATAAATTAACATTAATACAAGGTTATCAAAGTGATATTAATGTTTTAAATAATACAATTGCTTCTCCTTTTATATCTCAAAGTAAAGCTCCTTTACAAGCTAAAATTGATGAAATAATTAAGCATTTTGATAATTACGAATATTTTTTATATTATGATTCATCATCAGCAGCATGGCCCAAAGTAAATAGTAGTCAACCTTATGTTTTATACTCAGTAACAAGTTCAACGGCATTAACTTGGTTTGGTGATGATAATTATGATCAGCCTTATTATGGTGGGCAATATTTATCTGCTTCAGTTTACGATAATTTAAATTCCAATTATGTTTGGAATACAATGCCTTCTTATATAGTAAGTGATCCACAAAATGCTATTATTAAGTTATTTGTTTCAATGTTAGGTCAACACTATGATTACCTTTGGACTTATATTAGAGCAATTACTGATATTCAAAGTGGAGATAATAGACTAGAACATGGTATTTCAAAAGATTTAGTAGGGGCTGCTTTACAATCTTTTGGTATTAAATTATATGGTAATAACCGTAATAATGAAGATATTTATACTGCTCTTTTAGGCATAACACCTTCAGGCTCATTACTGCCCTCAACGGGTTCATTATTAATTACTGATTATGTAACAGCTTCCTACCAAACTATTCCAGATAGTAATTTAGTAGCTGAAGGATATAAACGTTTATATCATAACTTACCTTATTTATTAAAAGCAAAAGGTACTTATAATGGTTTAAGAATATTAATGAATTGTTTTGGTATTCCCTCAACTTTACTTCGTGTAGACGAATATGGTGGAAATATTAAAACAACGGGTTCTATAGAAACATACTTTGAACGTTTTGCTTTCCAAACTGATTTTGAAGGATATGGTAATATTAATGTTCCTTGGTTACCTTCACTAGCACAATTTATTGACACAGGTGATCCAAATCTAATGCCTGATGCTATCGAATTTAGACTAAAAACACCAGGTATTCCTACAACAGGAAGTTTTACAGAACCGGTATTCCAAGTAGGTAAAGATTCTAATTTTAGATTTGGTGTTAAACTTGCTTATAGTCAATCATATAATAATTATGTAAGTGGAACTGTTCAATCACCAGCTTCCCCCTACTATAATCAACGATTAGGAAGTAACTTTCAAGAGTATGGTTTAATGCAATTAGTAATGTCTGGCTCTCAAGGATATTGCTATAGTACTCCTATTTATTTGCCTTTTTTTAATGGAAATTGGTGGAGTATTTTATTATATAGAGAAAATCCAGCATCTGATAATATATCAAATAACACGTATTGGTTAGTAGCTAAAAATTCAATTTATCAAGGAGGAGACGGAACCACAGTTGGTTTTCAAGCATCATCATCAATTTATGTAATGGGTGCTGTTTCTTCTTCTTATAATAATTCATGGAACTATTATAATTCTACTCCTGTTGTTTCGGCATCATTAATTCCTACTGATGCTTATCTAGGTGGTACTGGAAGTAATAACGTATTAGCTCCAAATGGGGTTGGATTTACAGGTTCATTTCAAGATTTAAGATATTGGAGAAGAACACTTGGATTAGAGTCATTTAACAAACACGTATTAAACCCAATGTCAATTCAAAATGACCAATTTTCGGGTTCAAATGACTCTTATAACGATTTAGTATTCCGTTTAGGTCTAGGTAATGATCTAATGGCTACTCCTAATGGTCTTACATTTACAGGTAGTGCTTACAGTGTAGACCCCTATGGAAATGCTTATTATTTAACAGCTTCTTACACAGCATCAGATGCTTATTTACAATCAGTTCACCCTGCGATTACAGGTACTGTTGCTCCAACAGCCTCATTTATATTTCCTCTTAACACATCAGGATATACTATTGACCTGTATAATGTTAGTACGTATCAGCTTATCTTAAGTGGAAGCCCTACAGGTATATATAGTGGATCTTTCTATAGTGGAAGTTACTACTCAGGTTCAACAACATATGATTTATATACTTTCTCATTTGGTATAAACAATTCAGGAAGTCAAGGTGATACTACATACTATGCTTTACAATCAGCTCCTAATGTAGGTGCTATTTCTCCTGTTGATGATAAAATAAGAATTATAGAACAAAATTTAATAACAGGAAGTACTTTATCACCTTTTATAAGTATAACCCAGCCTCAACTTAATCCAATTACCCCAGATTTTCCTTATTTAGATGTAAGTTTATCTCCTCAAAATTCAATTGATTATGATATTATTAATCAATTAGGATATTGGAACATTGATGAATATATAGGTAATCCTTTAGAAGCTCAAAGTTCTTTTTATCAAAGTCTTAATACATTTAGAAATTATTATTTTAAAAAATACATTCAAAAATATAATGTTCTTGATATAATGAGATTATTAGGATATTTTGATAACTCATTATTTAAAATGATTAAAAATTGGGTTCCTGGTCGTGCTGCTTTAGCTTCGGGAGTTATTATTAGACCTAACTTGCTCGAAAGAGTTAAAACTCAAAGATTTGAGCCTGATTTTTATACAGGTAGTTATTATACAGGTTCTATTCCAATGGAAGAAATATCTGGCAGTTATAGCTATCAAGTGGATGAAATTACATTTGATTCAAATCATAATGATGTAGCACCAAATGTTCCTCCTCATAGCAACCCATCCCAGTCATTATTTACTAATGAATCAGGAATATATGCTTATAATATTACTGATCAAAGATCTCAATTTAATGGTCAGTATGGTGGGAGTGAAATTATAACTTATACTCAACCTACTTCTAGTATGGTAATGGAAGTTAATAAATTAGATTTATTTGATATTCCTGATGCTCAAGAAATAGCAATTGCTACCACATATTCAGTTTTACCTTTTTTACCAACATTAAATACAGTTAATAATGCTAGAACTACTAATAAACAGTTAGATATAGATTATTCATCTAATCCAAATGTTGCTGTAAATAATAGTTTTATTACAGGTAGATTTGGGGGTAGTTTAACAGGTTCAACCGCTGCTACTCCAAACTCACAACTATCGTTTGCTTTATCTCAACAATCTTCTTCATTTTTAAATGCACCAGTTCAAGATAGTAATTATACTACTACTCCTACTGTTGATTCTAGATATGATGGTGTAAAACTTATAGCTAGAACTTATAATACTTACTCTGTAGGTGATATATCATATGGTAGCTCACCAGTTATTAATAAGAATTCTATTTTATTTAGTTATTTTAAAGAAGTAGTAGCAACAGGTTCTAGTATGATGGTAACTACATCTTCTTTAACCCCTTATATCAGTAATGTTTATATTAAGTATCTTATTGATGCTGAATCAAATGTACTTGAATTAACAAAACAAAATAAAAATATTTTTGAAGTTCAAGAAATATATAATAATCAACAAGCTGTAATTTCATTATTTAATAATCAACAACCATCAAATCAAAAATTCTTAGATGGTTTAAAAGATATATATGCTGGTGGATTTAAATATTCTCCTATTTCTTATAATCCATTAGCCGCTTCTTCGTTACAATATAACCTTACAGAATCTCTAGTAATAACTACTCCAGCAGCAGGTGAAGCAGGAATATTTACTGCGGCTACTGCTCCTGCAGGAGTTGTGCCGGCGAGTGTTGGAATTTCAAGTAGTATATCATTCGTTCCTTCTTATCCTCCTTTTTATAATGGAGAAGTACTTCTTTATCCTACATTTTCTGTTACAAGAACAGGGGCTTTAGCTTCATCCGGTGCTGGAGGTTATTTAAATAACTCTGTTAATGTTTACGTAGGTTTTTCATCTTCTTTTCAAGTAACTTTTGGCCATTGGAATGATAATATGCCTGCAACTCCAACAGTTTTTTTAGGAGGATATAGTTTAGATAATGTGGTTTCTCAATCATCTTCTCCTTTCACTATTGTATATGGAACTTTTTATGGTAATTTGCCTGCAATTTCTATTCCAGCAGGAGTACTTTCAGTAACGTATGTAGCTAGTCCTTTATACATTTTTATAGATGGTAATGGTACTAATTTTTATAATGCTACTTATAATGCATATGGTGGTCCAAACTCATTATCATTAGTTGATAGTGGTGCTGGTTCATCTGCTATCACGCAACAAGCAACTTCTTTAGTAACCCAAATTGTTTCAGGAGCAATAGATCCTGGATTTGATGGTGGAGGTCATAGATATTTCTTTAAAAGAGATTTATCGGGTTCATTTAATTATCTTACAGCTTCTGATTCAATGTCTTATTATTATGGAACATTTATTCAATCTAGATCATTAAATATGTCTCAATCTGGATATGAACTTATTGAAGAACCATTTACAATTAATAGGGGTGATTTATTTAGATTTTATGAATATGCTAGTAATAGTTGGCCAAAAGCTTTTGAACGTGAAGTAAAAAGTATATATGTTCCTACATCAGGCGAATTTTCTGCAGGTAAAAGAATGATTATTGAATTTGACGAACAAATTGACCCAAGATCATGCTTTGACTATTTGAACCCTTCAAGTTCAGATGCTTGTTATCAAGTTCAAAAATTTATTATAATGAAAAAAACACCTGATGAAACTAATATTACTCTTAATTACCAAAAACAACCAGGTGTAACTTCTGATGGTATTATATTACCAGCTGATGCTCCTACATCATTAAGAGATAAAGCAGGTAATATTGTAAAACAACTTAAGGCACAAAATCTAATTTAGAAATACAAAAACATTATATTTATATATAGTAAACATTAAAACATGGGATATTTAAATTCAACTACAGTAACAGTAGATGCAATATTAACAACAAAAGGTAGACAGTTATTAGCTGCAAATGATGGTTCATTTAGAATTACTCAATTTGCTTTATCTGATGACGAGATTGATTATACTTTATACAACCCTAACCATCCTTCGGGTTCCGCTTTTTATGGTGAAGCTATTGAGGCAATGCCAATTATTGAGGCTTTTCCCGATGAAACGCAAATTATGAAATATAAATTATTTACTGCTCCTCGTGGAACAGCTAAATTACCTGTAATTGATATTGGTTATGCTTCAATTAGCCTAAGACAAGGTGCTACATTATCAATTACACCCCAAACACTTAATTATTTAGGTGCTGCTACTACCTTTGAATCTTCTGGTTATACAGCTACTATAGGTGATGTTAGAACATTATCTCAGTTTAATGGTGTAGGTATTAATACACCTGAAGTGGCTGCTTTAAATACTTCTACTACAATAGGAACCATAGTAAGTAAAACAGTAATAGGTACTACAATTAATATGACAGGTACAACTGTTAATACTTTATTTGGTTCAACAGCAACTTCTCTTTTTACCCAATTAATCATTACAGGTAGAGATTCAGGTGCTCGTTTAACAGTCCCCGTAACAATTACAAAAGTAACACAATAATAAAATATGAGCTATATACAATTAAATCCTGAAGATTTTGTAGTAAGTGCAGATTCAGTTACAACCACACTATGGTCAAATGCTACTCCTACATTAACTACATTTTTTACTTCATCAACAGGAGTAGGTGGAACTACTACTGGTTCTGCTAATTACTTAAATGTATACCAATCAAATCCTGCGTTAACGGCAAGTGCAGAAATTCAGTTTTCTATCGCTTATGGTAGAGTAGATAGTTCAGGTTCAGCTCCTTACAATTTATTAGTTCCTAATAATACTCCTACAAGAGTAACTTATGGACAATATAGAACATTAGTTAATGGTGATGAAAATACAAATTTTAACTTTGGATTAAATAATACAAGTTCAGTAGATTTATATGTAATTAACATTGAAAGAGCTCGTTACAAAGATCATTTATTCTTAGGTACATTTAATTTAAGATTATCTTGTTTAGGTGGGGGTGGTAATTTACCTACTCCTCATACTGGATCTATTGTATTAACAAATAATAGTAATAACGTATCAACAGTTACTTATTGCGATGCAGGTAGAGTTTATGATATAGTAAGTGGCACAAATGGTACTGCTATTACAACAGCATCATTTCCAGGAGTTTCTGCTGGTTATACTCCTTCAGGATCTTATGGTAAATACTTACCTGATGTTGGTTTAATTTTATTAAACCCAAGAGCATTAGCTTTACCTTTTGCTTCAGGAGGTGTAAATATTCAACCATATTCAGCTTCTGTTGCTACAACTTATAATGGTGATTTAACAGGACCTTCTGGCTCAATTGCTAGATTATTCCAATCAATTTCAGGATCATTATCTTCTGGTTCATTTCAAATTAATAGTGAAGAACAAATTAGTTCAGATTATGTGTTTGTAAGAGCTATAAATTCAGATTTTAATTATTCAACAAACCCCTCTATTATTAGTGGTAGTGGTGAATTTATATATCCATCATTAGTAAATAATCCTCAAACTTACCCAACAACAGTAGGTTTGTATAATGATAATAATGAATTATTAGCAGTAGCTAAATTGTCAAAAGCCTTACCAAAGGATTTTACAAAAGAAATATATATTCGTGTTAAGTTAGATTTCTAATGAATGAGTTTTGCATACAAAACATTAAAAGGATCCGATATTTCGATATCGCCGTATATTGCCAATAAGCAATATACCTTTCCGAGCAATAGTTTATCTAGCTCTGGAATAATAGTTTATACTGGTGAATACGATCCTCAATATATTATAAGCGGAACAGTTTATAATGCTTTTGATCCTATTAATGATGTAAAAAACAATGGCCAGTATAGAAGATTAATTTTTGATTCAATTCAAAAATTATATTACCAAAACTACATTTCAGGATCACAATCAGGTTCATTTTTTGTATCTTCTTCATATGAAAATTATAACCAAACGACCTTAGCATCTGGCGCTTTTGATGCTACAGTAGTAAAAATTTTTAATACTAATACTTCATCTGCTACTCAACCTAAAATTAGAGTAATTTCTATTCCCCAAGACATTTATGGTAATGGTGTTCAACCAGGTACCTTTATAATTTCAAGTTCCACTTATTATATTCAAGATGATGGTCAAGGCAATTTATGGGATTATATAAACTCCGGGTCAATTTATAATGAAGGACCTTATAGTGGATCTTGGTATGCTGGGGTAAATGATACAAAAACATACATTGGAAACATAGTTTATTCCCCAGGATTTGCTATTATAACAAATCCAGATTACTTATGTTTTTATCCTTCTGATCCTGTTGCTTTAAATGATAATTATGTAATATTAAATGTTTCTCAAAGTAAAGTATTAGATATTTTAGCAAATGATTTTGATGATTGTAGCAATATTGATGATGCAACCGTGATAACTTATCCTTTAACAGGATATAGTTTTCCTTCATTTTCAATTGTAAGTGGAGATATTCATATTACTGATTGTGGTGCTAATAATTTACAAGTTACTCCTGGTGTATACAAAATATTATACACAGTAAATAATGATAAAGGAACAACAAGTAATTTAGCTACTTGTAGTTTAACTATATTATCAAGTGAATTTACTTCATCATTTATTGCTCATACTTCGGGATGTTGGGGTGATGTAGCAAGTCAATCAGTAACTTTTTCACTTGATTTAGGTATTCCTCCATATAGCTATTCCTTAGATAATATAACTTATACTGGATTTAGTGGATGTCCTTCTTTATATCAACCTATTGTAAGTTTATCTGTTCCAACAGCAGATAACGTCAATGTTTATCTTAAAGATGTAGAAGGAACTATTATTTCTTATTCTTTAGACACGCAATTGTTTCCTATAGTTCCAAACCCAAGTTATTTAGATACTTGTATAAATGGAAGTACAGGTATTATATCTGCTAGTGCTACAGGTGGAAACCCAACAAATGCTTTATCAGCAAGTTATCAATCAGGTTCCTATAATAGTGGATATTTTCCACTAGTTGGAGGTTCTTATGTGTTTACAGGATTAAATAGTGGTAGTTATACTGTGACTTGGAAAGATAATAATAATTGTACTACTTCTTCTAATATTACTATTACAACTCCTCCCCCAATTAATATTTCCCTTCAATCAGTTGAAGCTGATTGCCCAGGAGGTACAGGACAACCAAATGGAGGTATTGCTATTAGTGTAACTGGAGGATCTGGTTTATACAACTACAGATGGACAAACAATAGTGGTGTCTCTTTTGTAAGTTTTGTAGAAGATCCTGTAGGATTATCTGCTGGAAACTATGAATTATATGTAAGTGATAGTACAGGATGTAATAGTACTACTTCAAGTATTATAACAGTAGGATCTGTTACAGCGGTTGGATTTGCAGGGTTTACTATTGCCTCTTCTTCATGTTATGGAAGTGGTGGTGGCGGAAGCATTACTGGAGGTTCTTTAACTGGAGGCTCTGGTAGTTTAAGTCCTGTATTTACTGGTCCTAGTGGGTTTACTTCAAATAGTGTAAATATTATTAATCTAAATATAGGTAGTTATACCTTAACTGTTACAGATTCAGCTACAGGATGTTATTATACTTTTGGTCCTTATGCTGTTAATCAACCCACCGAATTTAAATCATCTTCATTTACTATAGATAGAACTCCTGCTTTATCTTCACTTGTTGGTCCTTATCGTATTAGATTTGCATTTCAAGGAGGTACTTTAGATACAGGTGGTGGTTATACAGCTTCATTATATTTAAGTTCAAGTGCTGGATTAAGTTTACAATACACAATAACTGCTTCCACAACATCTACTCAACAACTATTATTAACTCAATCTTGTTTAACTGCATCTACTAACTGGGTATTGTTAGGAACAGATAATAATAATTGTACATCTTCAAATTATAGTCCTTCATATTATCTATCTTTAGCCCCACAAGTAGTACAACAAATCCCAGTATGCTTTGATGGTAGTATTACATCAAATGTTTGTAATTGTGCTGTTGGGTCCCCCACAATATTTTATTTATCATCTTCTTTTGCAAGTAGCGCTACTGCATCCTCAACAATAACAAATCTTAGTTCATTATTAGCGGCAAATGGAGATATAAATGCTTTAATTTGGGATAATTGTGCTCAAACAATCACAGCCTCTGTAGGTAGCTATTCTGATGGAATTGGTAATGTTGGAGATATTGGATTAGGAACAGCAGTAGGGGGATGGGTAAATAATTTTGATCCTTGTCCTATAGCAGTATCTAAAACTATAAGTACTACTATTAATAATAATCCAATTAAAGTAACATCTTTCACTCAGCTTCAATATCAATATGGTGCGGCTGTTACTAGTTCAAATTTTAATTTAGCATGGAACGGTGTAACTACTACTTCTTCTTTACATACCATTCCAGTACCTCCAGGATTAGGTTCATATACAGTAAATGCTTTACTTGATCAAGCGTTAGACCCTCAAGGAGATATTTTTGCAACTATAGCAGTTACTAGTGGTGCTGTTGGATATGAATCTTCAACAAATTATTTATTAGGACCTACAACTTTTTCAGGAGTTACATATGCTAATTTTATATCTAATCCTTTATATATAACAGGTACTTTTAATTACATAGTAACTATAAATTACAGTTCCGGGTATCTACCGGAATAGTGGGTTTTAAAAATATTTATAATTAAATGCCAATATCTTCAATACATACAGGTTCATTTGAAATGAGTTTTAAAAACACATATATTCTATATGAAAATGAGATACGTTGTACTATTACTGAAAATGAATTTAACCAATCTCAAAATCCTTCTATTAATACAGGCAGCAATGGTGATTTACTTCCGTTTGCTACAGGTTCTAATTTTAGACCTTATGTAACTACTGTTGGTATTTACAATGAATTAAATGAATTATTATTAGTTGGAAAATTATCTCAACCTATTCCTATTTCAAATATGGTTGACACAACATTTGTTATAAAATACGATACATAATGGATACAGGTAAATGGTTATATTGGGATAAATTAAATCCCGAAGATTATTTAGGTTTTGTTTATAAAATTACCAATTTAACCGATGGTAGATTTTATATTGGTAAAAAATACTTCTGGTTTAACAAGAAGAAAAAATTAACCAAAAAACAACTTGCTGAACAAACAGGACCTGGTCGCAAATCTGCTTTTGAAATAATTAAAGTAGAAAGCGACTGGAAAACATATTGGGGATCATCTAAAGAATTACTCACTGATGTAAAAGAATTAGGGGGTAGTTATTTTGAATGTATGATACTTATGCCTTGTAAAACAAAAAAACTACTTACATACTACGAAATGCATTATCAATGTAAATTTGAATGCTTAGTATCTCCTAGTTTATCTTACAATGATAATGTGTTAGGCAAATTCTTTAAAAAAGATTTTGTTAACTAAAGATACTTTCGTATATTGAGATTATGGTTAATTCAATACTTGTTGGACTAATAGACAATATATTAGGAAAAGGTTCTCCTACAGCAAGAGGCAATTATTCCTATAAATGTCCTTTTTGCAACCACCATAAAAAGAAATTGGAAATAAACATGATTCCAACGGCTAAGGGAGAAAACCCATGGCATTGTTGGGTATGTGATGCTAAAGGCAAAACATTAGTTGGTTTATTTAAGAAATTAAAGATTGATAAAGAAAAAATATTTGAACTTAGATCAACATTAGGTTTTTCTGAAAAACGAAAAGATGAAGATGAAAAAGTTAAAGTAGAATTACCTAAAGAATTTATTCTACTATATGAAGCAAAACCAACTCCTCTTGCTAAACAAGCTGCTTCATATTTGAAAAAAAGAGGAATTAAAAAAGAAGATATTATAAAATACAATATTGGATATTGTGAATCAGGACGTTATGAAAATATGGTTATCATTCCTTCGTATAACGAAAACGGTACACTAGAATATTTTGTAGGACGTAGTTTTGAGAAAGATCCTAGAAGAAAGTTTGATGCCCCTACTGCTAGTAAAAACATTATTGGTTTTGAAAATTTAATTAATTGGAATGTTCCCGTTATTTTATGTGAGGGAGCATTTGACGCTATTGCTGTTAAAAGAAATGCTATTCCGTTATTTGGTAAGATTGTTTCTAAAAAATTAATGCAAAAAATCGTTACCAATGACGTCAAAAAAGTCTATATCGCCTTAGATAAAGACGCCATAAAAGATACTCTCAAATTATCTGAGAAAATAATGAATTCTGGAAAAGAAGTTTACATAGTAGAAATGGACGATAAAGACCCTAGTGAAATGGGATTCGAACAATTTACTAATTTAGTACAAACATCAGTACCGCTTACTTTTTCATCATTCTTTTCTCTCAAATTAAACCAAGCATGATAGAAAAAAACTCTAATATTATTCATGATCCTAAAATTAAAAGGATTGTTGAATACACAGAGGATAACAAACAGTTAAATGTATTAGATCAACGTTTTTATAGACGTAATGGCAAATACTATCCTTCAGTAACCTCCATTCTAAATTATTTTCCTAAAAATCAATTTTTCCATAATTGGCTTAAAGATGTAGGCCATAACAGCGAAATTATTGCTAACAAAGCAGCTACTGAAGGTACTATAGTACATAACGCAGTAGAATGGTTTTTATTAGGTAACGAATTAAATTGGATTAATGAAGACGGAACGGCAAAATATAGTCTTGAAGCATGGAAAATGATTCTGCATTTTGCCGAATTTTGGAATGAATACAAACCAGAATTAGTAGCAACAGAATATCATTTATTCTCAGACGAATATTGTTTTGCTGGAACAACAGATATTGTTTGTCGTTTTCAAGATAAATTATGGTTATTAGATATTAAAACATCTAATTCATTACATACATCGCATAATCTTCAGTTAGCTGCTTATGCTAAAGCATGGACAGAAACACACAACGAAAAGATTGATGAGACCGGTATTTTATGGTTAAAAGCATCCACTAGAGGCGCTTCTAAGGATAAAATACAGGGAAATGGGTGGCAGTTAAAGAATTGTGGAGACATTGAAAATAACTTTAAAATGTTTTTAAATATATACGACATATATAAACTTGAAAATCCTGATCCTAAACCAGCAACTGAAACGTTGCCTACTAGTATCAAGATGATTTAATGGTGAAATGGTAAATATTTATTGGCGGTTCTCCTTGGGGAATCGCTAATTTTTATTTATCTTTAAGCGTCATGAAATTAAAAGTTATTAAGGAAGCACAGAAAGATTTAAAAGCAGTGTTGATTGCTGGACCATCTAACGTGGGTAAGTCGACATTTGTTAAATCTGTTATTCCTACTGAATATCAAAAATATGTGTTAAATCCTGATAAATTCTACGAACCAGAATTAGCCAAAATTGGTGGTGGTTCAATGAATATGAAAGATTTTTCACCTGAACAATTATCAGCAGCAGCAAAAGCACAAGCGGTAGCTGTAAAACAATACAGATCTGAATTAGAAAAAGCAATTGGTACAAAACCAGTTATTTTAGATATTACAGGTGGTAGCTTTAAAAAGGTAAAGGAAACAAAGGAAAAACTAGAAAAACAAGGTTATGATGTAATGATGGTTTTATTATATGCTTCACCATATACTACTTTATCTCGCAATATGAGTAGAGACAGATCACTAGATCCAGGTATTGTAATTAGAAACTGGGAAGATGTAATTAAAAATGTTGATTTATATTCACAACTATTTGATGCTGATCATTTTGCTTTAGTAGATAATGATCCTCAAGGTGCTAATAAAAGCTTTAACCTAGAAGATGTAGAATCATTATTTGAAAAATCTAAAATCTGGAAAGACATACCCGAGGAAGATAAGAAGAAAATTGAGGCACGTATTCAAACACTTATTGATAAAACTGAAGATGCTAACTTTGTGGCATTTGATGAATTAGCAACTAAATTAAAAGGATTTCTTAAGTAATGCCACAGATTTATCTTGATATGGATGGTTTATTAGCAGACTATAAAGGTGGTTTGAAAGATACTGCTAAACAATTAGGTGTATCTGAGGATGATGGCAAAGCTATTTGGAATAAAATTAATAGTAATCCTGAGGAGTGGTGGTCTAATTTAAAACCAATCCCTGAGGGAATGAAAATATTTAACACTGTTAAAGATAAAGAACCATCAATATTATCAGCAGCGGGAACAAATGAACGAACAAAACAAGGTAAACTTGAATGGTTAAAAAAGAATGGTTTATCTCCTTACCTTAAAGAAATCATATTTGTTAATAATAAATCAGCGAAAAAGAAATACGCTAAGGGAGGTAATATTTTAATTGATGATCGTCCCGATAATGTGGCTGATTGGGAAATAGAAGGAGGAATATCGTATTTATTTCAAAATAATGCTAATCAAATTATTAAGCAATTAGGTATGTTAAAAGAAAATTATTGGAAAAATTATTTAAATAAAAAACGTTTACAAGAAAACATTATTAAAGAATATGCTCCTAATTTCTTTCACACTATGAAAGATTTTGTTAATTTTGCATCAAATGAACTTCAATTAAAAGATGTTCCTAAAGTACATGTTATTAATTCTCCTAATTTTACTCAACAATTTAAAAGTTTTGGTGGATACCAACCAATGCAAAACAAAATTGCTATAGTAATTAAAGGAAGAGGATTAGCTGATATATTAAGAACATTAGCTCACGAAATGGTTCATGCTCAACAGATGCAACTTAATAAACTTGATATGTCTTCAGGCCAAACGGGCTCACCAGTAGAGAATGAAGCAAATGCTTTAGCAGGTGTATTAATGAGAAATTATGGACAGAAAAATCCGATGGTATTTGAGTTATGATAAGTTTAAAAAACATATTAGAAGTAGAAGGCATTACCCCATATCAAATTTATTGTGATATGGATGGCGTTATTGCTGATTTTGAAGCACGTTTTGACCATTTTTTTGGAATCCCTCCTCAAGAGTACGAAGCAAAGTATGGTAAAAGAGCATTTTGGAATCAAATCGATAACAACATAGGTGTTAAATTCTGGGTTGGTATTCCTTGGATGCCAGATGGACATCAACTTTGGGACTATATTAAAAAATATAATCCTATTTTATTATCATCACCATCAGCTTCAGAATCAAGCCGTTTAGGTAAGCGTTTGTGGGTTAAAAAATATCTACCAGGAACTAAATTAATCTTAGCTTCTCCAGAACGCAAAGCAGATCAATCAGGTGAAGGGAAAATATTAATAGATGATAGATTAGAACCAAATATTGTTATGTGGAGAGAAAAAGGTGGAATTGGTATCCATCATAAAAGTGCCAGCGACACTATTTCGCAACTTAAAGAATTAGGTTTATGAGTGAATCACAATTAAAAAGAGAATTTTCTCAACGTGATGTTCAACGTATGAGAAATCTTATTACTGGAGATTTAGGTGGTAAAACCCAATCCCAGGTAGGTTATACTAAAACACAAATAGAACATACTGAAGGTGATATATGGGAAGAAAATGGTAGGAAATGGACTATTAAAAATGGTATTAAACAAACTGTTACAAAGTATGATACTTTAAAACGTTTAGTTACTTTACCCCTTTTATGTCCTAATTGTGGTCGTCCAATGAAAGATAACCGCTATAATAAAGAAATGTGGGCAATACACAAAACATGTTTTGATTGTGTAATTGAATATGAAACTAAATTACGTCAAGAAGGTAAGTTTGAAGAATATCAATGTAATATATTAAATGCTAATAAAGATGCAGTGCTAGATGAAACTTTAGAAGCTATAGATGCGTGGGCTAATGTAAAAGATACATTTGTAAATGAAGCAGGAGATGTTGAAAATTGGGGAGGTGGAACCGTTAATAAAAATGAAGTAACTAAACTAAAAGAATATATTCAGGAATTAAAGAATAAATCAATTTAATATATTTATTTTTATATATGACTTACTCTACAGAAATAATAGCAGCCTTTTTAACAGGTATATTAGGTCCTTTATTAGTTCAATTTTATATTAATCGTACTAAAAAAATAAAGGAAAAAAATACAGATCCAATAGCAGAGCAATGTGCACTATATAGTCAAATTGACACTAAATTAGAAAAAATTAGGGAAACGTATAAAGCTGATAGAGTTTGGATTACCCAATTTCATAATGGAGGGTATTTTTACCCCTCAGGAAAATCAATACAGAAATTTAGTATGTTTTATGAAGTATTAACATTAAATACTGAATCTGTAAAGATGATATTCCAAAACATTCCAGTATCGTTATTTTCAAGATCTACAAATTATTTATTAGAAAATACACATCTTGCTATTTTCGATTTTAAAAATGAAAATATTAATGATTTAGGATTAAAATATACCGCTGCGGAAACAAATACTAAAGGGGGTTATTATTTTGCTATTAAAAACATTGATGGAAAATTTATTGGAGTTTTAGGTTTAGATTATTGTAAAAAGAAAGTTATATTAGATACTGAGCAAATTACCGCGCTTAACGTAGAAGCCGGTGTATTTTCTGGCTACCTTTATTAAATATTGTATATTTATATAGAGAAATACTCTAATAAATAATAATATTTATGCCTTATACATCAGTCGGTAAATGTGTTTACAAACAATACGAAAATGGCAAACGCGGGGAAAAAGTAGGATGCACTAAAGGTGCAGTTAAAGACTACTTAGCCGCATTATACGCTGTTGAAAAAAACGAAGCGGTTAAAGCTGCAAAAGAAATTAAAGAAGCATTACAAGATAATGTTGATCCAACAACTGCTGCCCTTGGTATTGATGATCAATTGGGTTCATTTTTTATTGTACAAAACCCAACTAAAGATTCAACTGTTGAAAATATTGTAGCTGAAGGTGATTTATTTACCATTGCTAATTTATTTAAACGTGGGTTAGATTTTGATAATATATTTGGTTTATACAAAACAGCTGATAAAGCTCAAAGAATTGGTGAAAGACTCATCAACGAAATGAGAAAACAAATGAGAGAAAATCTTAAATTAGGTGAAAATAAAGCAGCTGAACTTGAAGATGATATTAATTTAATTAAGCAAGAAATCGAACATCACATGCAGTCAGCTATGTCTGAACCTGGCACTCGTGATGCTCACTTTGCTGATGCTGAAAAATTATTAGGTGATTTAAAGAAAAAAGAAGCCGAATTAGCTAAATTAAAAGGTGCTTTAGAAAACGAAGTAAAAAAATTAGACGAAGCTGAAAAAATTAAAAAATAATGAATCCTATAGCTGCATTTTTTTCAACTTTACTTGCCTCAAGAAACCAAGCTCACATTTATCATTGGCAGACTCCATCTGATGCGGCTCACAGAGCATTAGCTGCTTATTATGAAAAAATTATTGATATAATTGATCCTCTTGTTGAATCAATTCAAGGTAAAAATGGTATCATCACAGGTTATTCTGCTCCTGGTCAAGTAAGAGAGTATATTTCATGTGAAGAAATAATTGCTTATTTTACTGCGTTGTCAATGTATGTTGAACAAAACAGAAATAAATTACCTCAAGACTCATATGTGCAAAATCAAGTAGATATGATTTCTGAGTTAATTAATACTACTATTTACAAGTTAAAATTCTTAAAATAATGTCAGTAGAATTAAAAGTTTTAATTAGAGAAGAAATTGAACGTCTTTTAGAGGAAGATGTAAAATTTGCTGAAGGTGAAAAAGTAAAAACTACTGACGGTAAAGAAGGTGAAATTACTTTAGCTAAACATCCCTTCTACGCTATTAAATTAAGTGATGGTTCTACAAAATCATTTCACTTTTCAGATTTAATTAAGGCAACACAAGAAAAAATGGAATACGCTGGTGATTTAAATGAAATCTCAGCTGGTTTAGCTTTCCATATTAAAAATAAGTTAAGTTTATTTGAAAATGTGTTTCGTCCTGAATCAAAAGCATATTTTGATTTATTTAACGAAGCAAGACAATTATATAACGAAGGTTTACTAAAAGTAACTAAAGAAGAAGCAGAATTACTTGAATCAGGTATTGGTCATTCAGTAATTATTGAAAATAAAACAATACATTTAGGATTACCATTCTTAGATGATGCCGAGTTTTTAACTGAAGAAGAAAAGAAAAAAGATCCACCAATTGGAAAACCAAAACGTGGTGGTTCTAAGAAATTCTATGTTTACGTTAAGAATCCTAAGACGAAAAAAATTAAAAAAGTATCATTTGGGGACACATCAGGATTACGTGCTAAATTAAACAATTCAAAAGCAAGACAAGCGTTTTCTAAACGCCATAATTGCCCTCAAAAGAAAGATAGAACAAAGGCATCGTATTGGAGCTGTCGTTTACCACGATATGCTAAGCTGTTAGGCTTTAAAACATCATTTTCAGGATTCTGGTAATGATTAATTTAATAAACATACTAAATGAAGTATTCCCTGTAAGAGGTTACTATAGACCCGAGTCTAGTTTTCATACTATAAGCGAATGGGAAGCTATATCTAAAGAATTTTTAGCATTACAATCCCAAGGGTATGATGTTAGAGGAGGTCAAATAAGTAATAATGACCAATTAATAGAATTAGTTAATAAATATTTTGGATATCAACTTTATAGTGAAACTGAATTATTTTCTCAGTTAACTAAAAAAATGGTGTTAGATTTCATTGAAGATTTTGTAAATCATAGAGTTTGGTCTTTAAAAGATGAATTTGAAAAATATATTGTTAATTTTGATAATGATAAGATTGCATTTTTTTATTCAAGAGGAGCACTTGAACCTTATATTTTATTAGACGAACAATTTACTGAAGACACTTATGGAAGTAATGATATTCAAGTAGTATCATATCATTATACTACAGAAGAAGGATATAAAAATATTGTAGATTCTATTTCTCAAGGTATTCATATACCTATTTCTACATTTACTACACAATTCAAAGAATTTTTTAAACCTGAAAGTAATATATTACTAAAATTAAAAGGTGACTTAGTAGCAGCATTCCAATCAGATGTTAAATCAATAACAACAGACAAAGGACACAAAGCTGCCAATTTATTTAGATTTTCTTTCCCAGATAATGAAAATAATTTGTGTAGAAACTGGATAGAATGTCAACAAAATAAAACATATCTCTGGAATGAAATAATAATGAAACCAACAGAGATATTAGATGGAAAGAGAGTAAATCAATCTCTTCCTAAATTAGATGAAAATTATCCGCCATATAAGGCAGATATGATATTAAAAACTAGATATAAAGCATCTGATGTTTGGACTAATGATCCTAAATTAGCAGTAAAAAAAGGATATTTAGAAGGTAACACTAAAAAACCAGACCCCAAAAAAGGTACAGGTAAAAAACCAAAAGGATCTGATCGCCGTTTATATACAGACGAAAATCCAAAAGATACTGTCCGTATTAAGTTTAAAACAGCTCAAGATATCAAAAATACATTAGCTAAAAAATCATTCAAAGCTAAACCACATGCTCGTAAATCACAAGTTATTAATTTAATTCATCAACGTGTTAGAGCAGCTTATGGTAAAGCTAAAGACCCTGAGGTGAAATCTAGATTAAAACGTGCATTAAATTATATTGAAAAACGTAAAGAAGCATCAAAAAAGAAGACTAAAATTTTAAATAAAGAAACTTCAAATCCACAATCAGGTAAAGCAGTACCATATGGTTCAGGATATGGCCAAGTAAAAAAAGAAGGTACTTGTGGATATAATAAAGATGTTAAAACAAATAAAACATTAAATGCTCCTGGCAAATTAAATGAAAAATGTTGGAAAGGATATACCCAAAAAGGTTTTAAAAAAATGTTTGGTAAAAGATATCCTAATTGTGTTAAAAAATAATAAAATGATTAAATTAACTGACATATTAAAAGAAGCAAAAGAAACTTTTGAAGATTTTGCTACTACACGTGCTAAAGGTGCTGCTAAAATAGCTGAAACAGCTAAAGAAAAAGGTGGTTTAGCAATGTTAACCTATAATCACTTTTATGTAAAAGCACCTTATTATAAAAAAGCTATAAATGGTAAATTTGATAAAGAAGCTGCTAAAAAAGAATTTAATGAAATTCTAAAAAGTATTTCTTTAGATATGAACCAAAATGAATTTCAAAGACAAGTAGGTCGTATGGAAGTTTTAGGTGAATTACTTATTAGAGAAAAATAAAATATGAGCTATTTAGTAGCTAATATTCCACCAATAGAGGTTTTTGTAAGAAAGGAATTTTTATACGATTTTCAAAAAGACAAAAACAATGCTCCCCTTGGTAAAGGTGAGTATGAGTCAGCACATTGGATTACCACAAAATCAATTCCAAACCAGGCATTATATTTTGAATCATTTATACATGATTATGGTGCTTTATTTGATAAATTACCTATTCATGCCTTTGTTTGGAAAACAGATATTGATAAATTATATCCCTTAGATTGGTTACAATTATGGGATTGTTTTTCATATAATATTACTGTTATTAAAAAACAACGATTAAGAAATGCACGCTGCGAGGTAATAATGAAAGATAAATCTAGAGCACCTGGTTATTATTTATTTACTATAGATTCATGCTCTTCAGATCCTAATGAAGTTGATGTATCTTGGTCAGAAACTCCAAATGAGCATAAATCATTTAACATAATTAAATTAGATAATGGCCAATTTGCAGCTCAACCTAACAATAGAATATTGTGGAAACACCAGTCTCAAACACCATCTACTGATTTAAAAATACCATATTTTAAATTTTCAACTAAAACATGGATATGTGAAAACTCTGATAGATGGACAGCTGCTGGCTCTACCACTTTTACATATCTGGATGAGTAATAAATATTTATTGTTGTGATTAAACGAAAAATAAATAGGT